ATACCCCCTCCCCCCTTTGCTTTTGGTGGGATAAGTCTGAGTTACCCAACCATAGAAACACCCCCCGTCACTTTTTATTTCGCTGCACCCCCACCCCTATATTTTTTCTGTTACAGTTCGGCCATTCCCAATTCACTTTGGTGCCTATGTTAAATATTGAGCCAACTGCGGAGCATCCAATTCCGTTTGATCTATCCGATGAGCAGCCTAAGACTCATGCGGATAGCGTAGCTATTGCTATTAACACAGCAGACCTAATCGAGCAACTCGACGGTTGTTTAGACTACGACGACAAATCGCTCGCGCAAGCGGGTAAGCTAATAGTAGGAACAGAGAAGTCAGCTACTCCCAAGACAGTATCTATATCAGGACAGGCCAAAGCTGCGTCGGTGCTGATAAAACAATTTGATTTTCAGGCATTCAGTGACCAGCTGCAAGCCCGCAACTTCATAACAAACAAACTTATAACATTAGCGGACAGTGGCGACCCTAAGGTGGAGTTGAAAGCATTGGAGTTGCTGGGTAAGCACTCCGATATTGGTCTATTTACTGAGCGCAGCGAGATAACAATCCACCATACAACGTCCGGTTCGTTAGAAAACAGTATTAAAGAGCGTATAAAACGCTTGATGAATGCGGATGTTACAGATATTAAGCCAAATTTGGTCGATACACTGGACGAACTGGATGAATATGTACAGAAAACGCCAGAAAATGAACATGTGGACAACGACGTGTCTACAAAAGAGCAAGAATGAGCACAAATATCTCGCTCAAAGACGTCGAAGCCCTAATAAATAGCGGCAAACTGACCGATACAGACCTGCGGGTGTTAGAAGCCCAGCTCACAAAGCTAGAAAAGCTCAAAGATAGGGAGCTTTCACAGCAAAAGTTCATTAAATTTACCGAGAGGGTGTGGCCTACGTTCATTTCTGGCGCACACCACAAGCGAATGGCCGAAGCCTTTGAAAGGGTAGCGAATGGAAAATGTAAGCGCCTTATTATCAACATGCCCCCTCGTCATACCAAGTCTGAGTTCGCTTCATATCTACTTCCAGCGTGGTTTCTGGGGAAGTTTCCGCACAAAAAGGTTATTCAAGCATCACATACTGCTGAGTTAGCCGTTGGTTTTGGTCGTAAGGTGCGTAACTTAGTAGATTCCGAGGTTTACAACGAGATATTCCCTGATCTGCACTTACAAGCGGACTCAAAAGCTGCGGGGCGGTGGAATACATCCAAGGGCGGTGACTATTTTGCGATCGGTGTGGGTGGTGCTGTTACAGGTAAGGGTGCTGACGTACTAATAATAGACGACCCGCATTCAGAACAAGAAGCTGCGATGGCGGCGGGCAACCCAGATGTATACGATAAGGTGTACGAGTGGTATACGTCCGGTCCGCGCCAGCGTCTTCAGCCGGGCGGTGCTATTGTTATAGTTATGACTCGGTGGAGCCAGCGGGATTTGACTGGTCAGGTGATTAAAGCCGCCGCTGCACGTAACGGGGAAGAGTGGGAGGTCATTGAGTTCCCTGCAATTCTGCCAAGTGGTAACCCGTTGTGGCCTCAGTTCTGGAGTCTTGAGGAGTTGTCCGCACTCCAGCGGGAATTGCCAAATGCCAAGTGGCAGGCGCAGTACCAGCAGAACCCGGTTGGTAACGAGAGCGCGATCGTCAAGCGAGACTGGTGGAAAATATGGGACAAGCCAACACCACCGCCATGCGAGTACATACTTCAGACATGGGACACCGCGTTTGAAAAAAACAATCGGGCTGACTATTCAGCGGGCACGACGTGGGGGATTTTTAATTACGACGAAGACCACGGGATGCCAAACATCATCTTGCTCAACACTTATAAGAAGCGAGTTGAGTACCCAGACTTGAAGCGCGATGTGTTGGCGGAGTATCACGAGTTTGAACCGGACGGGGTGCTTATAGAGAAGAAAGCATCCGGAGCTCCGTTGATCTACGACCTTAGAGCGATGGGTATACCTGTGCAGGAGTACACGCCTAGCAAGGGGCAAGACAAAATTGCCCGTCTCAACGCAGTATCAGACATAATCGCGTCTGGGAAAGTGTGGGTGCCTGAGACGCGTTGGGCAGAAGAGTTAGTAGATGAGATCGCCGAGTTCCCCTCAGGCGCTCATGATGACTTGGTTGACGCGACAACATTAGCACTGATGAGATTCAGACAGGGTGGGTTCTTACGCTTACCGAGCGATGAGCCCGAAGATGTAAAGTACTTCAAAGGGTACTCTCGTGACAAATACTACACCGTTTAAGGATTGATATGGCAACAGGAATGATGGACAAGGGTTTATATCAGGCACCTATGGGTCTCTCCGACCTAAGCGAGCAGCCAGACTTGGAGATCGAGATTGAAGACCCAGAAGCTATGGCTATTCACGCAGGTGATATAGAGATTCAACTCAAGCCCGAGAAAGAAACAGCGGAAGACTTTGATGCCAATCTTGCCGAGTACATGGACGACGGAGAGTTGTCTGGTCTAGCGGAGGAGTTAGTAGGTGACTTTGATAAAGATCAGATGGACCGCAGAGATTGGATCAAGACGTATGTTGATGGTCTGAAGTTACTGGGTTTGAACTACGAAGAAAGAACTGAACCTTGGCAGGGCGCGTGTGGTGTGTTCCACCCCATGTTGACTGAGTCTGTTGTTAGATTCCAGAGTGAAGCAATGATGGAGACGTTCCCAGCGATGGGTCCAGTCAAGACGCAGATTATTGGCGCTATTGATTTGCTCCGTGAAGAAGCAGCCGCGCGCGTGCGCGAGGACATGAATTACCAACTCACCGACGTAATGACTGAGTACAGGCCAGAGCACGAGAAGATGTTGTGGTCTCTGCCCTTGGCAGGTAGTGCGTTCAAGAAAGTTTACTTCGATCCGGGTAAGGGTCGTCAAGTAGCAGTGTTCATTCCAGCAGAAGATATTGTTGTGCCGTTTGGTGCGTCCAGTATTGAGGATGCCGAGCGGGTTACGCACGTTATGCGTAAGACTGAGAACGAGGTTATCAAGTTACAAGAAGCGGGCTTTTACTGCGATGTAGATTTAGGTGAGCCCGGTTATGAGTTAGATGATATTGAGAAGCAGAAAGCTGAAGAGACAGGCATGTCTGCGACGCAGGATGATCGCTTTCGCATCCTCGAGATGCACGTCAACATTGATCTAGTAGGCTTTGAGCACACTGATAAAAAAGGTCGTGAGACAGGTATCGCTCTGCCGTATGTTGTTACCATAGAGAAGACCTCACGCACTATTCTTGCTATTAGAAGGAATTGGTATGAAGATGACGTACTCCACACGAAGCGCCAGCATTTTGTGCACTATCAGTACATCCCCGGTTTTGGATTCTACGGATATGGGCTTATCCATCTCATTGGAGGTTACGCCAAATCAGCAACCATGCTCATCCGTCAATTGGTTGACGCTGGCACTCTCTCAAACCTGCCCGGAGGACTTAAATCACGGGGTCTTCGCATTAAGGGTGATGACACACCGATTCAGCCCGGAGAATTTAGGGACGTAGATGTCCCTTCCGGAAGTATCCGTGACAACATCTTACCGCTTCCGTACAAGGAGCCGTCACAAGTATTGATGGCGTTGTTCCAGCAGATCGTGCAGGAAGGCCGTGCCTTCGCATCGAGTGGAGATATGAACGTGTCTGACATGAGCACAAACGCTCCTGTTGGTACAACACTAGCTCTACTAGAGCGCACACTAAAAGTGATGACGGCTGTGCAGGCTCGCTTGCACTATGCGATGAAACAAGAGTTCAAGTTACTCAAGGTAATCATTGCTGACTACACACCAGATGAGTATGACTACAAGCCTGAAGAGGGTAACCGCAAGGCTAAGAAGTCTGACTACGACTCTACAGAAGTTATTCCTGTTAGCGATCCAAACGCCGCAACGATGGCGCAGAAGATTGTTCAGTACCAAGCTGTTTTGCAACTAGCACAACAAGCACCGCAACTATATAACTTACCGTTACTGCACCGCCAGATGATAGAGGTGTTAGGTATCAAGAACGCTAATAAGTTAGTGCCTGTTGAAGAAGACGCAGTGCCGACAGATCCAGTGCAGGAGAACCAGAATCTGCTCATGGGTAAACCTGTTAAAGCGTTCATTGAACAGAATCACGAGGCACACATCCAAGCGCACATGTCTGCTATACAGAATCCGAAGATTCAGCAGTTGATGCAGATGAACCCACAAGCGCCAGCAATCATGGCAGCAGCTATGGCGCACATCAATGAGCACATTGCGTTTGAGTATCGCAAGCAGGTGGAGATGCAGATTGGTCACCCACTTCCCGGCGAAGAACAAAACAAGCACATGCCTCCAGAGTTGGCAGATCAAATTGCTATGGCCACAGCCCAAGCGTCACAACAGTTGTTACAGCGCGATCAACAACAAGCGCAACAGAAACAAAACCAGCAACAAATGCAAGACCCAATCATTCAGATGCAGCAACAAGAGTTGCAGTTGAAACAGCAAGAATTCCAGTTGAAGCAACAGAAGCAGCAGATTGACGCCGCAGCTAAAGCCGATCAGTTGGAGATTGAGAAGTCACGGATTGAAGCACAGATGCAGATTGCAGCGATGCAGGTCAGTGCTACAGCAGCAGGTAAGAAAGACCAGCTTGCTAGACAACAAGAAACTGAAGGTGTACGCATGGGCCTTGATGCTGCTAAACACAAAGCGCAAATGGCTAATCAGCGTCTACAGACGCATATGCAGAGTAAACAGAGACAACAATCCCCTAAGAAGGAGAGTAAATGAGTTCACAAGCGTTTCAGTATTTAGCCAAGGAGATTGACAAGCTCCGTGGCGATCAAGTTTCCTTCCTCGCTGGAGGAGGTGCAAAAGACTTTGCCGAGTATCGGCATGTCTGCGGGGTCATCCGGGGTCTGACTCATGCAGAGCAACTTGTCAAAGACCTCGTGCAAAAAATGGAGTATTCCGATGAGTGAGTTTGATGTTTCCGCTGTAGACCTGTCTGGCATTCTCAATACGAGTAATGAAGACAAGGCGAAACAGTTGCCCGACCCATCCACCTATTACATGCTGACAGTCGTTCCCGAAGCGATCGAAGAATATGCAGATAGTGATGTGGGTATCGTCAAGTCCAGTCAATCTATGTATTACGAAGAAGTGCTGACCCCAGTACTGTTTGTAGTAAAGATGGGACCTGATTGCTATAACGACGCTACCCGCTTTCCAAGTGGACCTAGCTGCAAAGTTGGCGACTTCGTTGTTGTCCGCCCCAATTCAGGCACCCGCCTGAAGATTCACGGTCGTGAGTTCCGCTTGATTGCGGATACCTCAGTAGAGGCTGTTGTGGAAGACCCGCGCGGTATCACCCGTGCTGCATAAGGAGTAAATCATGGCATTACCTGAGTTTGAGTTACCCGATCCTGATAAAGAGGATATTGCTGCTGAAGACGACAAGTTTGAAGTAGAAATTGAAGACGATACCCCCAAGGAAGATAGACGTCGCCGTCCAGACCCCGAAGGCCCACCTGAAGACCCAACAGAAGACGAACTTAGTTCGTACGACGAAAAGGTACAGGCGCGTATCAAGAAGTTCACCCGTGGTTACCACGATGAACGCCGAGCAAAAGAGGAAGCCCTGCGGGAACGCGAAGCGGCAGAATCTTTTGCCAAACAAGTGTTTGAAGAAAACAAACGTCTTCAACAGCAGCTATCAACTGGTAGTAAAGCATACATTGAGCAGTCTCAAACTTCTGCGGACATGGCTTTGGTAAATGCCAAGAAAAAGTACAAGGAAGCATATGAGAACGGTGATGTAGACGCTATCACTGATGCCCAAGCAGAAATTGCACAAGCTACTTTAAAATTAGACAAAGCCCAAGGGTTGCGTCCAATAGAAGTAGAAGAAAAGGAGTACACTCCTCCAAAATCAGAGACATCTCAGCTTAACCCCCGCACTCAAAAGTGGGTAAATTCCAACAATGATTGGTGGGGAATTGATGATGAGATGACTATGGCTGCGATGGGTATTGACAGGAAGTTACAAAAGCTGTATGGTCCTGACTATGTAGGTACTGAGAAGTACTTCGAAACCATCGACAAAACGATGCGCAAAAGATTTCCTGAACATTTTGAAGATGTTCAGAGCGAAGAGGAAGATACACCGCCTCCAAAGAAAAGAGTATCAGAACCGGTTGATGAGGATGATGAACCCCCACGCCGTGCACAAAAAATCACTACAGTTGTAGGCGCAGCCTCACGTAGTACTCCGCCTAATCGTATTAGATTAAAGGCATCCGAAGCAGCGATCGCTCGCCGTCTTGGGGTTCCGATTGAAGAATATGCGAAACAGGTTGCACAACTTAAAAGAGGTTAAAAATGGAACAGGTAAAAACTGAAAAGGCTGAAAAAGCACAGAATCGTATGACTCGTGAGTTAGATGCTGTAGAAACGCGTGTAGCAATGCAACGTCCTACATCATGGCAGGCTCCCGAAACATTACCTTCACCTAATCCGCGTCCGGGAATTACACACCGCTGGGTAAGAACCAGCATGATGGGACAGCCCGACGTACAAAACATCTCTGGCAAGTTGAGAGAAGGATATGAACCCTGTAAAGCAGAAGATTATCCTGAAATGATGATGCACGCTTCTACCGAAGGTCGCTTTATAGGCAACATTGAGGTGGGAGGTTTGGTTCTCTGTAGTATTCCAACGGAGTTCTTGAAGCAACGAGAGTCACACTTCTCGAAGATTAACAAGGCGACAATGGAGTCTGTAGATAACAATTTCATGAAAGACAACGATCCACGGATGTCGAAGTTCTCTGAAAAATCGACAAAAGTGACGTTCGGTTCTGGCACTTAAACTTTTATAGGAGTCTTAAATGGCTTATCCCACGGTCTCGGCCCCCTACGGCCTAAAACCGGTCAATCTGATCGGGGGACAGGTATTTGCGGGTGGTACTCGCTCTTTACCTATCCAATACAGCTATGCGACAAACATCTTCTATGGTGATTTCGTTGTGCTGTCTCGCGGTTTTATCACCCGTGCTTCTGTTTCGACAGGTACAGGCGTTAACCAAGTTACAGGTATTTTCTTAGGATGTTCATATACGAACCCTTTGACCAAGCAAAAGACTTTCAGTCAATACTGGCCCGCTTCAACGCTGGCTGGCGACTGTTTGGCTATTGTTTGTGATGACCCTGACACCGTGTTCAAAGCGGTTGTTACTTCATCTGGAACTACCTTGGCTTCTGGTGCTTTGGCTTTGGTGGGTACTAACCTGTCAATGGTCAACAACACAGGTAGCACTACTACTGGTAACTCAGCAAACGCAGTTTTGGCTCCTTCTGCCACTCCTGTGACTACCATTCTTCCAGTTCGTTGTGTGGGCTTAGTGCCTGATACTTCATACTCTGGTACAGCTACTGGTTCTTCCAGTTCGACCACTATTACCTTGACTGGTACTGGTGCGCCGTTTGCTTTGCCTGTTGGTACTGATGTGTCTTACTTAGCCGCAAATGGTCAACTGATTGAGACTGGCTCCTTCGTAGCTACTGCCGCAGCAGCAGGTGCGACTTCTGTAACAATTGACTCTGCAATTGCAGTGCCCGGTAGCGTAACAGCTATCCCTTCAAGTTCTACTGTAGTTTTCACTGTTTACAATGAAATCTTAGTTAAAGTTAACTTGTTAGTGCACGGCTATTACAGCAGCGCAACGGCTTAATAAGGAGTAACTTAAAATGGCTATTTCACGCGCACAACTACTTAAAGAACTTCTTCCCGGCTTGAACGCATTGTTCGGTCTTGAGTACGCCCGTTATGGTGAGGAACATAAAGAGATTTATGAAACCGAAACCTCTGAGCGTTCTTTTGAAGAGGAAACCAAACTGTCTGGCT